ATTTTCCAATTTGCTCAGTTTTTACCATTTCAAGTGAACGATTAATAGCTCTTGAAATACAAGCAGGCAACTCACTTTCATATTTTCCAAGCGTATTTATTATTTCATTTATTCCTGTTGTTTCAAGTTTTACTCCTATCATTTTTCATCATACCTCGTTAAATCTATTTCAAGTAATCCCATATCTTCCTTAGTTTCTTCAACATAGTACCTAATTCCATCAACTAAAATTTTTTCCCCAGAATGTGGAGGGAATTTAAAAAAGGACTTCTCTATAAATAGTGTTAGCCCTTCCATAAATATTCCCTCATTTTCTAAGGATTTATTTCTATTCTTTTGTTTGTTTTGGAATCTTTCTTCATCTAAAATACAGATAGTTTCTTTTTTTCCAATAGTATGCTTATCTCCAAATTCTTCTAAATTTAGAAATACTCCTGAAATATCATCTGCAACAATATCTTTAAAGCCCATAGCTATCACTTTTTACTTTTAGAGTTTTTAGAAGATTTGTTTTCTTCCATTTCTTCATTTTCAGAATTTGTTTCTTGAACTTCCTCTATTTCAGTTACTTCCTCAGTTTCAACAAGTTCAAGATTTTTAACTCTTTCAATAATTTCTGTTTCTGCAATATCTACTATTTCTCCTGGATTGTAAACAATTCCAGAATAAATAAGAGCTTGTTTAACTTTTAATTTCATAGTATCTTCCTATTTTATTTTTAGAACTTTTATAGCATCAATATCAAATGGTACAGGCAATGGTCTTGATTCTGTTCTAATTTCCAAAGTATTTAGTTTTGTATCCTCATCTTCAAAAGGTACTCTTTCAGCAACTATAACCCCCTTAGCAATATCTGCTGCTGGACCATAGTGTAACACATTATTAGATGGTGCAAATAATACTTTACCCTCTGGAATCATTTTTTTAGTATCATAAGTTACTCCATCATCTTTTAAAACTGAATGTTGAGTTTGATAAGAATATATTGGAATGTTATAAGGTGCTAAGATTCCTATAAACATTGCTCCACTTGCTAATTCTTTTGGATCTATTTGCCCAAAGTTAGCATTCTTAATATCTAGTAATTTAGCTATTTTTTCATTTTGTGTAAATAATCTAGCTGCAACTGGGTCCATCACTATGTGTTCAATTTTTTGTCCTGTTGTTTCTCCTATTAAAGTTATTACACTTTCAATATCTCCAACAATATCAGCATTTGGTTGAGTCCATAAAGTAGATGGAGTAATTTCTTGGATAGATCCATATTCTATCTTATCTTCAACACCTTCTCCCTTTACAACAACTGAACCTTTAAATAACATATCAATGCACATTAATTCTTCTCTTCTTGAAATTTGTTCTTCAAATTCAGCAAATGATTCACCAATTAACTTAGCTTTCTTTTCTTCTGGTGATATTCCTCCGTAAATTGTTTCTCCTGCTGATTTAGCAAAGTAAATTTCATTTGCAGAGAATGTTCTTTTTGGGGCTACCTTTGGAGCACTATAATATTTAGAAGCATAACTTCTTTTTACTACTTCTGTTCCTGGTATTAATTCAGATACAAAAGGAGCTACTAATTGTCTTCCTTTTCTATATTCAATTTCCCATTTTGGATATTCATGTGTCTCATGTTTACCAAAAAATATATCTCTAATAAATGTTTTTGGTTTTATAACTGCTTGATCATATACTCCTAAAAAATCAATTAATACCGCCATTAATATCTACCTCCCAATTCTTTTACTATTATTCCTTTTTCTCTTGCTTTTTTAATAAAATCTGCTTTTACTGTTGCTGATTTTATCTCTAAACCTTCATAAATAACCTCGCCAAATACCACAACAGTTGTCTTAGTTTTAGCTGCTGTTCCATCTGCATTTTCTAAAACAATTCCAAATAAATCACTACCGTCTGACAATTCTGCTTCTGAATTTATAGCTTGACCTCTTGTAACTTTTTTACCTTGTGGCACTTCCAATTCCATAACCTTATGTCCTGTTCCACTTAATATTTGGTCTACTCCATATTTTTTACCATCTTCTATAAAACTCATTATTTCCCTCCTGTCTTTTTATTCATATATTTTAAAATATTAGTAACAGATATTCCAGCAACTGCTCCACTAGATTCATCTTTTAGTGGTGCTACTGGAATTGCTATTGCTTGACTTTCAGTTATTATATTTTCCAAAGTATTTTTATTTTTTAACTTTTTCAAATTTAATATTTTCAATGCTAAATTTGCTGCATCAATAGGCTCATTAAACTTTGCTGTATTAATAATTTCATCATAACCAGCTACATCTAAATCTTCTATTTCTTGGATTCTTTTTCTTTCTGAAATAATACCTTGATTTAGAATTTCTTGGTATATTTCAGGATAAGAATTTATAAATTTTTCAACAGTCATCTCATCTTTTATATTCTTAGGAGATACGGCTGGTCTTGAATTAGGGAAATTCTTAAATTTAGAAATATCAAAAGCTAAACTATTTACTATTAATAAATTATTAACATTTTGAGGTTTTTCCATTTCTCCAACTATTTCATCAATAAAGCCATATTCCTTAGCTTCTTCCGCATTAAACCATTTTTCTTCATCCATAAGAGTCGATAATTCTTCTTTTGTCTTATCTTTGGCTTTTGCTAAGTAAGTTTCTAAGATGCTATCTTTTACTTTGTCTAATAGGATTCCTGTCTTTTCTAACTCTTGTTTATTTCCATAAGCCCAAGTTAATGGATTATGTATCATAAATAAAGCATTTTTTGGCATTTTTACAACATCACAAGCACTAGTTATAATGGTAGCTGCACTTGCAGCAAGTCCATCTATATATGCTGTAACTTTTGCTTTGTGATTTTTCAATGTATTAGCAATAGCCACTGCTGCAAATACACTTCCACCAGGTGAGTTAATATGTAGGTTTATATTTTCAACTTCCCCTAGATTTGCAATATCCTCTTTAAAAGTTTTATCGCAAATATCATCCCACCATTCATCAGAACCAATAGTTCCGTATAAAATCATATCAGCACTATTTTCTTCTTCATTCTTCATTATGTTCCAAAACTTTGTCTTCATCTTTGGCATTTTCAATAATCACTCCTTTTTCATTTAATAATTTATACTCTTTTGCTAAGATTCTTACATTTTGTTCAAAGTCACCTCCATTCAATTCAACAGTTTCTTTTAATGGGTCAAGTTGTCCTTGACTAGGTCCATTCCATTGAGCACCACTCCAAGCCTTAGTTAATAAAGGGTCTTCTCCATAATTTTTCATCTCTATTCTTCCTAACAGAAAAGCCTCTCTTAACCATTCCTCATAAACTACTTGTGTAAAGTTACTAGCAAACCAATCTCTTCTTTTTCTAAACATTTTCCAAGCTTCTAATAAAGCAGCTCTACTTGCAGAATAACTCGCAGTAAAATGTTTAATTAATAATTCATAAGGAACTTCTAATGCTGCTCCTATTTGTCTTAAAATAGAGGTTACAAAAGGGTCAAACTGAGCATTAGGTCTTCCAGGATTAGTAACATTTGCTTTTTCACCTGGATTCAATGCTTGAACTAAACCAGGAGTCAATTCAATAGTTTCATCATTACCACTATCAATTTGTTCGCTATCATCTAAAACTTCATGATCTGCTATATTAGCTGCCTGTGCATTATCCTTATCACTCTCAATAAATATTGCATACATCCCACTTACTACTGCTGCCATAAGTTCTGCATCTGTATATCTATCTAACTGCTTTAATGCCTCAATTACGGGTGATAGAATAGGTATACCTCTAACTTGTTCGGGTCTTTCAGCTAACATAATATGCAGAATATTTAACTGTTCTTCCTTGCCATAAACTGAAATATACTCAGTTTCTACACTTCCAAAAGTATCTAATGGATGCTTTTTAGCAACATAATATCCAGCTATTCTGTTATTACTGTCAATTTTTACTCCCTCTATAATCGTTTCATCATTTTGCATAGTAGAAGGTGTTAAAACTCTATCAGGTTCAATTATTTGAAGTTTTAAGCTATATGGATTCTTAGCAGTAAGAAAATAATTAAATTTTACAAAACATTCACCATTCAAAAGTATAGTTAAAAACACTAAATCTTGGACTTGGTCAAAGTTTAATACTCCCATTTGTTCAATTTTATTTTCTGCCCATAGCTTAAATTCTTTTTCAATTTTTGTTTCTATTTTTTCTGCTTCTTCTTCACTAATTCCTAAAACTTCATAGTCTATTGATGATTTTAGTTTCAACCCACTACCAATGACATTAGAGTTAATAGTTTTCATAACCCCCTGAGCAACAGGAGCTCCCATATACAAATCTCTTGACCTTTCAACTAGCTTTTTCCTATTTTTATAAATATCTTTTTTTACTCCTCCACCAGTTGAAATCCAACCTTTCATAGAACTTTTTGTAGTTGACGCTCCATGATTAGAGTAGCCTGTATTTATAATCTCTAATTTTTTCCTAGCTACTTCTCTTTTAAGAGCTTTTTCAGGACTAAAAAAAGCAATAGCTTTATCTAATATATTCATTTCTCACCTCCTCGCATAATAAAAAAAGAAGTATTTTACTTCTTACAAATCTCTTGGTATTACTCTTCTACCTAACTTCCTTTTTCCATTATTATTTAACTTTTCCAGCTCACTTTCCCAAAAAACTCTACCTTTTCTAATTTTAGATAAATCTTCTCTTTCAAGTTCTCTTGTCCCTATTTTATAACTCTTTCCAGATAATACTGCTAGCTCTGCTTTTCTATATGCCTCTATCATTTGCAAACAATCTTCTCTTGTATATGCCATTATAAGCTCACTCCTTTTGATAAAACTCTTCTTTTTTGAACTTTTGTAACCTTTTTTGTTGCTTCAACAGTATATTTTTTATTTAAGTTTGGATTAGCTATCTTTAATGCTGCATAGGCATAGTTTCTTAAATCCAAAGGTTCATTTCTTTTTGTTCCAATTACTTTCCAAATAGTCTTTTTAACTCCTTTTTCCCATACAGTTGTCTTAACCTCAGATGTTAATCCTTTAAAATACACTTCATCATACCCTCTATCTATGTCGCTTGGAAAGTGCATATACATAGAACCAGGATCATTTATTTTCAATCTAGCAAGTATTGTTTCTTTACCGGTATTTACTCCAAGTGTAAATAAAGATATTTGCATTCTATTAGTTCTTGATGGTTTAGATACAAAAGCTACTCCATCTCCACCTTTACCTTTTACTCCAAATACTCTTCTAAATTCTCTTGGTTTTATGTACTGGTATGCTTCCTGAGTGTAATGCCCTCCAGTATCTATACAGGTACATAATATTCTTATCTTTTCTCCATTGGCATAACTAAACTCAGTTTCTAAAAATCTATCTAATTGCTCCCATACATCATTTTGACCAGGAGAGCCTATAAACTGTTTGTAGTAAATACCCCAAGATTCTTCTCCTAATCCCCAACCTACTACTTCTATTTCTAACCTATCATCCTGTACATCCACACCAGCGGTTAAAACTTGAACTTGGTCAGGAATTTCAGCTGTATACTCTTCTTTTCTCTTAGAAACATCTAAGAAATCTATCTTTTCTACTTTTTCTTCCCATGTTTGACCAAGACAAGTATTAGTAAATACTTTCATCATCTGAGCATTACCTTTTGCCACTTTGAATTTTTTTATAATTTCTGGCCAGGTTGAAAAAGGGCTGTATAACTCCGAAATATGAAAACCTCTAACACTCCAATCCTCAATTTCTTCTTGTGATTGCCATATTCCATGAATCATATTTCTTTTCCACTCATGTTCAGAGGATATTTCTAAACAATCGGAACATTTATGCCCAACAGGTTCAAAAACTATATTTCTCCATTCTAATTTTTGAAAAGAACCACACTTAGGACAAGGTATATAAAATTCTTCTTTTGTTGAATTTTCATATTCTTTTTCTATTCTTGATTCCCCTTTGATTGTAGGTGTGCTTGTTATAACTATTTTCTTATTCCAGAAAGTTTTTGTTCTTTCTATCGCTAAGTTTAAAGGATCACCCTCTCCTCCAACATCACTTTTGAATCTGTCTACTTCGTCAGCAAGTAATATTCTAAGAGGTCTGCTCGATAATTCTGCTGCCGAATTACTTCCAACAAGTGTGATGTATCCTCCAACAAATTCTTTTTGTAACTTTGTATCTCTCCCATCAACCTTATTCAATATTTTATTTCTAAGTTGAGGCGTACTTTGTATCATATCGTCAAGCCTTGTACTAGAAAAATCTTCTGCAAGGTCTTTTGTTGGCAAAAGATACATGATAGGTGCAGGGTCATAATCAGTATAATACCCAAAAACATTTAATAATATTTCTGTTTTTGATAACTGAGCTCCGTACATCATTACAATTTTACTTGTCTTTTTATCTGAAATAGCTTTCATTACCTCTCTTTGAAAAGGTACTCTATCTGTTTTCCATCTTCCTGGTTCAGCTGATGTTTTAGAACTTAAAATCCTATATGTGTCTGCCCAAGTATCAATAGATAACTTTGGTGGCGGTTTCAATGTTTGAAATATTTCAGCGAATAAATTAATTGTTTTTCTTAGATTTTGATTTTCTGTTCCCTCCTTTTGCTTTTTTTTCATTTTCTACCTCTTCTTCATCTTCAAATATTATATTTTTATTTTTAAATAGTTCAGGACTATATTCACTTAACTCCAATAAGACATCTTCAATAGAACTTAAAACTATGTCTTGAATATCTCCTAAATTATCACAACCAACAACAAGTGGAGCTATCTTATTAGGTACAGCTAACATTTTCCCTTTTAAGTTTGTTAGCATAATAGTCATAACTTTTTTAACAATTTCTGCTGAATGTAATTCATTTTTAAGTTCAGATATTTTTATTGTTTTTAACTCAGTATCCTTAGCTATTTTTTCAGTTTCTTTTTTTAATTTAGCTTCTTTTAAATCTACATCTGCTGAACTAGATTCCCTTAAAAACTCTATAAATCCTTTTACACTTTCAATCAATAAATATTTTCCCCTAGTTCCACTTTTCTTAACAATTTCGTCCTTCGCAAGCATACGAATATATCTATCTGTAACTCCAAAAATTTCTGCAAGTTCAGGACTACTAACCAAATTATCTTTTATGTTCATTTTTAACCCCTTTCGGAACGGAAATGAATAAATTTTTTCTTCATACTCAGGTGAAGCTCGGGACTCGCAAGACCCACAAGCCTTTTAATGTATCCAAAAGAACCTAACTTTTATACAAAATTTTAATTATTTTGTACACTCAAAGGAGTAAAAAATATTTCAATGCTACTTCACCTCCAATTATCCTCGCTTTTGTACTTCTGCTAAAATTTTGTGTCTATAATTAGGCTCTAACTTCTCAACTTTCTTCAATAACTTCTTATCACTAAAATGTTCCCAGTATATAGTGCCTTGTGCTAAGTTTCCAAACAAACATTGTCCTTCAATGTCTTGAAACCTTATTATTTCTTTTGAATTTCTATTTATATTTAAACTTTCTTCAACTGTTTCAAATTCTAAATTTAGCCCTAACACTTTATTTAATAAGGTTGTATGTGTATCTATATAGCTTCCTATATATAATTTACCTAGTACAAATAATACTGGCCCGTCTCTAAAACCTATATCAAAATGTTTTTTATACGTTTTCATAAAAACCTCTCTAAATAAAAAACTCTCACATAGGAACGTATCCTGCACATCTAAGTGCTGTGAGAGTGTTGACATTATTATGGCAAGACTTTTTTAGAGTAGAGTCTTAAACTACTG